CCCATAAATCACAGGGTTCACAATCATATTGATACACTCCTTATCTCTAGTTCATCCGACAACTACATTTTCGGCGGGCATAACAAACACACAGGTTTTTTCAAATTTTCCAGACTCGTTATACGGAACAGTTTTGCCAGATTCCGTTTTGACGCTTGGGCTTGGCTCATTTCCAAGATAATACGCACTATAGACAAATTCCCCTGCGAAGGCATTACTTGGAAATCCATAGTCAAACGAATCTCCGTCATCAAGTTCTGTTATTGTGAATACCCCCCCCAGTTTTAGGGGTGAATGGATTGTTAATCATGTTCAAAACTCCTCCTTATTACACTCCAACAACTTCTACATCACCATAGATATACATGGCAAAGTCCGATAAATCATACCCGCAAACAAAAGTATATTCTCCGTTGGCAGAAAGGTTTCCCTTTGCTTGTCCAGAAACGCGAACGATAGTATTTTTCGGAACCTGCACTGTATAGTCCTGCGTTGTTATCAGCTCTCCGTTTTTATTTACAAACGTGGTTTCAGGGGAGCTGACTCCAATTCCATACTCAATCGTTACTGATTCTTTGCCCCCCCCAGTCGAACTAACAACAGGATTGTTTATCATGGTAATTCCTCCATCCTGATATCTGGTGGCTCCCCCCGGCCTCGAACCAGGATATGCCCGGTTATGAGCCGGGTTCTCTGCCGATTGAGATAGGGAACCGTATGGGCGGATTCTGTCATTACAGCCCCCGCCACGCCCAGCCGTTTTCTCGCGTGTCGGCACGCTACCCCCGTCTGGACTCGAACCAGAATCCTGCAAAAAGCGCTTTTACCGTCAAAGCTACAGGGGCAAATGGGGAGAACCCGTATGGCAACCGGGTCCACCCGCTCTCCGTCTTTCCGGAGCGTCATGCAAGAAAAATCCGCCATAAATTTTCCACGCACTGCCGAACGTCAGGCGCGACCTGACACCCTCGGATAGTGAGGGCCTTTCTGGGATTCGGCATGTATGGCCCTAAATCCTCGGGCCATGCTGCGGGTTGTTGTCCGGCTTTGCCCGCGGGCCGGGTAGCTCGAAAGAGCATACAAGACAATGTGTTACCAAACCATGTGAAAGGAAGCAGCGAAGGAGAGAATTCACTTCCTTTCTGTTTGATATTCCCCTCTCGGGGTTGGCCGTCCAGCCCGGAATTGAACCGGGCTACGCACCTGCTGGACGATGTGGGCGGCGGCATGATTGGGGAAATCAGAAAAGAGGTACATAATGCAACCAAGAAAGAAGGAGCAATTCCGCCGCCGCCCGTAAAGGAGGACCCGATACTACCGCTTCGGAGTCGAGCGGGGAAAGACGGTACAGACGCAATTTACATATAAGAGAAAAATGAATAAATTCATTTTTCTCTATATGTAAATTGCTATTCTGTAATTAAATTGTACTACTTGTCAAGAGCAAAAGTCAACCGTTTTGATGAAATGGACACTTGTAAGGTACCCACTACTCGTCAAATTCAAACAAAATTCCTTGTATGATTCTACCATTTATTATCCGTTTTCTGAGGCCAGACAATGTTATGTGGTTTTGTTCTGCTGCTTGTTTTATGGATGAGTAATATACGATGTCTCCACCTACAGAAATTCGCTTTACTGGCCTTCTTCCTCCATGATTTTGCCTGACTACTTTTGACTTCTTTGCGTATTCCAAGTTTGACAACCGAACGTTCCTCCAATCTCCGTCTTTGTGGTGCACTACGTATCCATCTAACTTACCGCGCATCCAAACGTCCCTCATCAAGGATCTAACTATAACCTTTTTCCTCGAGTTTTTTCTACCTAATCCGATAGTTAAACTCCCCGCTTTATGGCTTTCTGATGGCGTTAAAATTCTCGGCTTTCTGGCGGGAATTGTCCCGATTGGCATCCAGCTGCGGACACGACCTTCTGTAGATATTTCGTACAATCCATCAAACCCCGGAATGCGTCTCCATCGTTCCGCTGGCACCGTTACTCATCTCCGTTTCTATGTATGCAAGACCGGCAGCGTAAGCTGCCCACATGTCGGCTCGAAAGCCGAAAAAGAAATCCGGGTGCTTCTTGCTTCCCTTTCCGTTGGTGCGGTCGTGGGTGGCGAACCGGTCGATCAGGGCCCGGCGTATGCTGGCGTCGTTACCACGGGGGCTGTTGCAGATGTGAAGGACAACTTCCTTCCGGTAGATGTACCCCACAGGGGCGGTGGCAGCTTGGGTATACCGGCCCACCCACTCGCAGGTCTCCAGGACCTCCCGCCCCACGGGCATCCCATAGCTTGCCACACGCTCAATGACCAGGAAATCGTAGCGTTCCACCTGGACCACGAGCAGGCAAGTGGCGTTGAGCTCCTTCCCTACTCGGATTGGGCGGAGGGTATCACTGTCTAGGACGCAGAAGCCGGACTGAATATCGCCGGGGTCAAGGGCTAGGACTTTCACTCGAACCCCTCCCCCTCCTGATGATGTGGACCTTTCCGTCCCAGAACAGAGAGAAAATGTAATCAAACAAGAAGTTCCGGACGGGCGCGAATTTAGCGATTACCTCGCCGCAGTTCTGGCAGACCTTGGCGGGGAAAAATGGAAACATGACGTAGCCATCGTCGTATTCGTCCGTCTGATAGTGCGTGCAGCAGTCATAGTTTGTTTCCATGTCAGCCCTCCATCCTCAGTGCAGCCTCGGCACGGGTGATTACCTTTGTCGCATCCAAATATTGACCACACTCCGGGCACTGTAAAACCATGCGCTCCCCATATGGGATGCCCATTAAGTCCTTTCCGCAGTATGGGCATAGGCAGGTATTTTTGTCGCCGTCGCCCCAAACCAGAGGTTTGCGAGGCATATTCAGCACCACGCACCGTCCCTCTCGATCCGCCTGCACCAGTTCGCGGAGCCGATCCAGGTCGTACTCTTCGCCCAGGATGTCCTCGATGGCTGACAGGCGGTCAACAGCTTTTTTTAACCACATGCTTCCTTCAACGCTATCAGCATCTATCATTCCATATTCTTTTGCAGTCATCCTTTTCACTTCTCCAGTCCCTCCATTCTGGCCTTCAATTCGATGATTTTCTCCGGAGAAAGCTCCGTGTCCTCGTAAGCGGCGAGGCGGTCAACAATTTTGTCCAAGATACCACAGTCGCCACAATTAAGCGTTTCGCAATTCTCACTACAGATGATATAATATCCGTTCTCACCGTAGTGCTTTCTCGTATATCGTTCCATTCAGTCCTCCTTATGCGGGCCGCGCCGCAGATACTTCGGCATACATTCTCCCCATGGCCCAAGGATCTCCTGCGCCAGCTCCACGGCTTGTTCCTCGAAATCATGGGGAACCGCCCCGTCTTTATTTTCGTAGGCGAACCACATTTCTGCGAGGGCGCGTTTCAGTTTTTCGTTTTCTGCTTGGAGCTTTTCGGTCTCATTGTCCCGCTGGTTGACCCCTGCGCTGAACTCTTCGGCACATTTTCTCCAACGGTCGCGGCTGTTTCTCAGCTTCTCGTTTTCAGACTGGAGCGTGGAGAGAGCGGTGGCTACATCCATGCACACATCCGCAAATTCCCCGCCCATTTGGTAGGCAATCAGGGTCTGGCTGTACTGGTTCAGTCGCTCGATCAGTTGCTCAATGTCCGTTCCGCTCTCTGCGGCAGGCTTATCGGCCTTCACCCCATGCGGGCACTTCATACCATCAGGCAATCGGCACTCGGGCCCCCCGTTGAATTCGCACTCTTCAAAATTATGACATTCCATCATGCGTCCTCCTCTGCTGGCTGCTGGAGCCAGTCCTCTATTCCGGTGTGTCCAGCGTAGCAGTATCGCTCAGACTTGCATCCGCTGCATGGGTACCCGTCGGAATCACATGACCGAAAATCGCATAGGAACTCCGCCAGAGTATGATCGTCCATGGACCGGATGCGGCCGGCGTTTGTCATAGGCGGCACGAACAGCTTCTCTTTGTGAGGATAGAATCCTCCCTGCATATCAATGAACCCATGGCAGCTTTCGCACTCCCAGCCGATGGATTCAAATCTGACTTTCCCGCCACACTGCGGGCATTGTGTGATTTTCATGTGTCCTCCTCTCCCTCCGGCGTCCATTTAATGCCCAACGTATTTCTTGCAGCAGGATCAAGCCTTCCATGTATAACTCTCTTCGCCGCGCGTTTGCCAGTTACCTTACATTCCGGCCAACCGGGCACAGTGAAACGATATACGATGTGCTTTCCGTCGGGAAATTGCTCTTGCGTGACGTCGCAGTCAATCCCATATATGCGCTCTTTCATACCTCTCCCTCCGGCTGGCGGCTGTCAGGCGATGCAGGAAAAGGCATCCACCACAGAACATCCATTTGCGTGTCCTGCCCGTTTAACACGGCATACCACACCTTAGACATGCTGGAATAGTACCCGGTTGCCGTCCAGCACTCGCCGTTGTCTCGAACTACCACAAGCACATCGTCCATATTGGGCGGCAGCCTCTCCTCCACCGATATCCACTCGTTCGGCGGGGTGAGGGCGGAGATGGCTTCCTCGGATGTGTCAAAGAGCATCCCGCCCATAGCGCTATATGCCCCGTCAGTACACAGCGGGCAGTCTCCCCATCCCTCGAGGTGTAAGGCATACGACAAACCGCTCCATGGGTCGTTTTCATATTCACATCCAACCAGCCCGTGGTAATTTCCCTCATCATCGCGTACACCGACAAACAGCGCCCTCTTTTTGCAAATCGGGCATTCCATTTTACCGTCCATTCTTATCCCTCCTTTGTGGGCGGTGCGGGTCGTTTCATCCAGTGTGTAACCGTCCATGGGCTGATCCTGTTAAGCCATCTCCATCTCCGTACTGTTTTCCCGCGAATAGTGGCAACCTCCCATTCAAGTGGAAGGACGCCGCCACCTTTCCCTGTTGCGTTGGTCATGCAGAAAAACTCTAATCCATCATCATCGTCTGATGGAATCTCATCCTCCACCCTCACCCACTCGTTCGGCTGGGTGAGGGTGGGCATATGTTGAATATCATATAATACTTGCTCCAACAATTCAGAAGCTACTTTATCTTTCTTGACAATATCTGTATCAAGTAATTTTTCAATTCTATATAGTTGGTTTGCGTCAATCGGTCGTGTTTTCATCTTTCTTTCTCCCAAATTTACAGAAAAATTCTAAATCGTCAGGGCATGTATGCTCCCACTTATTGCACCAATGTACATATCCATCTTCATGGTGTACGCAATCCTGGCAATACACTATTTCTGGCGGGGTGAGGGTGGGTGCTTTTTTTACTTCTCTTTCAACTTCTCTAAGCATATTAACCGCACCATTATGTTTTTCTCTTGATACAAATGGAGAAATAGACCAACATGTGGCTATTAAACGCAGGTTCTCAACCAATTTATTTCCATCAATCATCCTTGCCATCTTTCAGCGCCTCCAATCTCAACGCCTCAGTCAAAAGTGACTGCACTTCCTCGCTGATTTTTGCGTCGTTTTTTGCCAAACAACTGTCCAGATAGTTTTTATCGTGATATGCCAATGTTTCGATTGCCAGAGCAACACGGATATATTCCTCTGGTGTCTTGCACACACATTCAGGTGTTTTCATGCAGCGCCTCCAATCTCTCCATCACCATCTGCACGGCCTCGTCCGTCTGGGCGGCTCCACAAGCAGGGCAGAATGGAGACCTCATTTTCTCGTTTGCGTACTCAATTCGGTACACTTTTTTCTTGCACCGCTTGCAGTAAACTCCCTCATTCGAGCATTCGTCAAAGGCCATCCATTCACCCCTCCACACCTTCTCCACCTGCTCCCGGCTGACGGGGCGGAGGGCGGAGAGGGCGAGGTTCAATGCCATTTCCATCTCTACATTAGTTCGCTCATGGGTATTTGCCCAAAAAGCGAACATCATTTTTAGTAATACACTCGCTTCTTCCCGCGTCATGCTCAATTGTCCTCCCTTACAAATGCCGCATAATCCGCCCACTGCATAATATCCATCTTTTGCTGTGGGTACATATCCAAAACCCACACACCATCTCGATACTGGCAGGCATACATGGAATTGGTGGTGTCCTTTTTCCCGTAGTACAAACCAGGGGTCTTAGGTGGGTCTGACTTGGCATCGTGCCACAATTGTTCTTCCCATTCCTGATGGCGGAGGGCGGAGAGGGCAAAATTTACAGCATTATTGAGTTTTATAATTTCTTCTGCCTGTTTGGAGGTTAATGTTTCTTTTTGAGCAATCCACCACCCTTTTTGCTCAAATATCTCAATAGCTTCTTCCCGCGTCATCATGGCTGGGCCTCCTTTGCTTTTTTAAGATCTGGAATACGGAACCCGCCCAAGATTTCGCTTACGTATACCTCAAGAACAGGGCACACATAGCCGTTGCGCACCCGCTTAATCACCATCGGGTACCAGTCAGAGAACGGGTTTCGCCTTGCAAGACAGACGGCGTATTCGCCCTCTCGTAAATTCAATTCCTCAAGAGTCAATAGTTCTGCCACAGCACTCACCTTCCATCTTCTTTTACCCATAACGCTGTCTTGCGTCCAAACGCAGTGTGAGCGGCATCTTGAGGCGAGCGTTCCTTCACCAAAGCCTTTATCCCGCAAAATTCGCACTCAACCAAATAGAGCTGGGCTTCGCAGTAGTAGGCTCTTAACTCATGGCCGCAGTTGTCGCAAGGGAGGTTCACGCCCCTTGCGAGGTAGTCGCGTCCATCATTTTTCGCATCAAAAATGCTGTGGCATTTCTTGTCAAATTCAGTTGCGCCTTTTTTACTCGCCACTGTTTACACCCTCCCAATCAATCCTCTGTCCGCACCTGTCGCAAAAGTTCTTCTTCTGCTGATTTTGCTTTCTTCCAAACACTTCTACCTGTTCGCCAACAAACCAATCGCATACAGGACAGCACCAGGACGCACGTTTAATAGTTCTTGTGTCCGCCGAACCGTCCACATAATCTGTATGCACTACGCTTTGTTTTACCTTCCAGACGGGCTTTTCCGCCTTGTCTGCGCTGGAACGGGATTCAGTGTTCATGCCATGCACTGCTTCGCAAATATTGTTGATGGTGTCGATTTTCCCGGCAGCAGCTTCCCATTCCGGCGAACCAATAGGCGCGTCCACACCATCCCACGCCTTTTCCCGTTCCCGGTCAAAAATATCCCACAGCTTATCAACGCTGATTACATCACCACGATTAGCCATAATACTCAAAATCCTCCATTTCTCCACTGAACTTGAAGGGACGAGTTACTGGGTCTGATACTTTCCAGGCTCCCGTACATTCGTACTGTTCTTCCAGTGGATGGTTGTAGTGTTCGTCCCTCACCCGGATTAACAACGATTTATCTTTTGTGATAGAGATACTGTCTACATCACACATCAGGTAATCAAAGAGTTTGTCGTTTTGTTCTTCGTCAAGGAGTTCCCTGCGTGTTCCAAATCCTATGGGGACATTTTGGTCATAGACATTTGTTACGTAGCAACAAAACTTCTGCCAGTATCTTGTAACACGCAAAATGTCGTATAAGGTCATTCTATCCCCTCCAGCGTCTCCATCTCCTCCGAGCAATGATTCCCTCGGAGACAAGCTCCGTTCAACCACTGACTGCGCTCTCAACGCCTCTGCCGCCATCCGGTACATCTCCCGGACGGCTGGGCCAGGCGGGTGCGTGGTGGCGAACCATGTTGCAGCCTGTTCTCTGGTGATGCTCATGGGTTGGCCTCCTTAAGGACAAATTGTTGGATCGCAAGAAGATTCTTTGACGCGTAATAACGCCATTTCTCAAGATATTCTCTCAAGTTTTCCATTCCTATCTGAGACGCGATCTCGGCGACGTTTATGTCGGAAATCAAATTTTGAAGGTTTTCAAAACTTTTTTGTATGCCATCGTCATTGACCTTCTCGCCTTTCTCCTGTAACTTATCCCGCACCCACTCACAGTACATGAGCGCGTCAACAAGCTCCTCCTCAATATAGCGGATGCGGGTATCGATGCTGGCAGGGTTGTCCTCCAGGGGCAGTCCGTATTTTTTCAGGCCCTTTTCCCGCTGGTGGTGGTAGATGGCTGTAATGCGATCCCAGTATTTATCCACGACGCAGCTCCTCCCAAATTTTGCTAGACACAATCTCCCGGCTCCCCTGGTATTTGCCTCGGTATGTGTCAGTGATTTCTCCGCACACCGGATGATAGGACAGCTGCCCGATCTCCATGTTGGGGTAGATGCGGACCGGCTCAACTGCGACGATCTCCAGGGTCCAATACCCACGGAATCCAACGTCCCCATAACCTGCGGTGACGTGGATGAAAAGGCCCAGACGCCCGATGGAGGACCGCCCCTCCAGCTTTGGCACCAGTCCGTAGGTCTCTGTCCACTCATTGGTTCGGCCAAGGTAGAGCTTCCCAGGGGTCAGCACAAGCCCCTCATCGGGGATGGTGATGGTCCGTGTCCGGTTGTCCTGCCGGGGATCCAGACAGGCCTCGGTATAGACCATCAATTCCGGGGCCAGGGAGACGTTGTAGCTGTTCGGGTTTACCCTGGCATCGTCCCAGGGTTCAATGACGATGGCCCCAGCCTCATGCTGGAGCATGATCTCGTTGCCGGATAAAATCATTTCTTGCCTCCTATCTGCATTTGTTCTGCGGTATCCATTTCGAGGATTTCAACGTACCGCACATGGCCGTATTTTTCCAGGTCCATGGCGATGGATTCCCTGCTCCCCTGGGGATTCTGGGCGCTGGATGGGATGGGGCGGAGTTTCACAGTTATCTCCCACATAGGCGCACCTCACAATTCCAGAGTACGGCACAGGGCCGACTCGACTTTCGCCATCTCAGCATAGGGCAGATGCCCCAGGCCGTGACGCAGCGTGTTCTCCTCGGCGTTCCGGGTGCGGTCCAAGCAGACGTGGTGTAAGTGTCCCTGGAACTCCACTTCCGGGCGGGTGATGTTGCCATCAAACAGTTTTGCCCCGCCGGGGATCATGGGGGCAACCACGATATGGCCGGTTTCTCTGTTGGCCTGCTCCCCGGACAGTACCAGGTATCGCCGCCATTGCAGGGGGATGTTGTCCCGGGTTCGGTTTCGGATTTGGAATACATCTCCTTTTCGGATCATGCGCGCCTCCTCGTTGTTCGCCAGTTCTTGGCCCTGGAGCAGTCGATGTAATAGCCCTCAGCCATCTCAAAAAGCCTGGAACCGATCGCTTCATCTCCGCGAATAATCGCCTCAATGGTGTATTCGCAAGAGATAATCGTCGGCAGTTGTTTGGCGTATCTTGCATTGAGCAGTTCGAACGCCAGATTTACGTCAGCGGGATTTACCGAGCCCTTCCAGAAGTCATCCAGGTAAAGCACCGGAGTTTTTTTCGCCGGGGCAACGACGGCCTCGAACTCCTCGCCGTCGTTGCCAACGCTCTTTGCCTTCCTCGCAAAGTCCCGCCAGGAAACGTATAACCCGCGCTTTCCGCCCTCTACGATGGCCCGGAAGATGGTGGTACAGAGGCGAGTTTTCCCGGAGCCTGGGACTCCGGAGATCACGAACCACGGGTTTTCTCCTGCGAGAACAGCGTTTGCATACCTCTGCGCCATATCCAAGGCCCCACGTTGCCAGTGTTCCGGAGTTTCCCATCCGTCCCAGGTGCATCCCTCCAGCATCTCAGGAGGAAGCCCGCTCCTTCTCATTGCCGCCATCGCCGCCCTGATAGAGCGGCAACGGCAGGGGCGAACGATCAGTTCCCCATTCTCTTTCACGGCCATGAAGCAGCCTCTGTTCTTGCACTCCGGGCAATCATAGCCCTCCAGAGTCCCTTCCGTTTGGTTGAACAGTTCTGCCCTTCGGCGTTCTGCCGCCAGGAAGTCAAACATCCCACCATCCGTCAGAGGCTGCGGGGAGTTTTTCAATACTCGGTCCAGCGTTCGGGAAAGTGCCTCCATGCGTTACACCTCCTCCCATGTTCAGGCTGTCCAGATCATCCTCCCAGCGTCTTTGATTTAGCCAGGTGGCAGGATTCGGTATGTACTGGCCGCCATCTTTTTGCCACTGAACGCTGTTTCTCTGGCGTTGAACAGCTTCTATCAGCGTCTCCACGGGCACGGAAACCTCGGAGAAGGCTTTCTGAGCCTGCCCTTTTCCCACTTTCTTGGGATACTCCACCCAAAAACGATCAAAAGCACCGTCCCCGCGCGCACGCGCGGTAGTATTTGGATTCTGATTCGGATTCGGATTGGATTCGGATTCAGGCAGACGATTCGCGGACGTTTGACAGCAATCCGCTGACAAACGTATGTCGTCCGGCGGAGCGGGGTATTTTCTGTGTTTATTGCGAATCCGCTGATGCTTTTCCCAAGTCGGAAATGCCAAATAAGGCCGCCCTTCAAATTCGTATTGAAATAGCAGGCCAACAGCAACCAGTTTGGTTATTGCATCTTCTACGGACTTGCGCGTCACGTTTTCCCTCGTCGGGAATAGTTCATTTTTGATTAGCACCGGACGGCCATCAATACAACCGTAGTCATCTGCTGTTACAATCAAACGGTAGAATACCACTTCTTCAAACCATGTCAGGGAATCAATCTGCGGGCTTCGCTTGATCGATTCCTTTATCACTCGGTTCGGCATTACTTACCCTCCAAATATAATTCTGTTCGGATCCTTTTCACCTCACCCCGTCAATGGGCCCTTCCTTGGTGACGAACGCTCTCAGCTCGTCCGGGGAAAAATAGACCCTTGAGCCGATGTTAACGGCTCGTAAAATGCCGCTGTCCCGGATGCGATCCAGAGTATCCACTGAGATATTCAGGGCCTCGGCGGCCTCTTTGCGGGTGAGAAGCAGTTTTTCCATGGTGCGCTCCTTTCTTAGAACGGAAGATCGTCGTCGGGCTCGTTGGAGATGTCGGTGAAGCCCCTGGCGTCTCCGCCGTATGCCTTTGCGCCGTTCTGGAGGGTTTTCAGCGGGGGTACGGTAAAGTCTCCGCTGTGGATGGCGTCCACACTGCGGGTGGAGCGGACGGCCAGGCGAGTTTTTACAGAGCCGTCGTTGGCAATGTATTCCTCCTCTCCCAAAACAACGCCGATGTATTTCCGGCGGAGATCGTCCAGTCGGTCCTCGCGGAACTGAAAGCCGGGGTTGGACTTCTCCAGCTGGGTTTTGAATGCTTTGAAGAAGCCCAGGGCGGACTCCTTATAGCTACGGGGGAACCGCATGGGCCAGTAGCCCTTGGCCTTGTGAACGCGGGAGTTTGCACCCCGGTTGGGCTCCTCCACGAAGTCCCACATCACCATGATGTACTCTTTATCCTCGTGGTCCTCCACGTCCATGATGGCGGCGACATAGCCGCCAGGGGCGATGGGCTGGAAGTCCTCGGCGGCCTGGACGTTGTTCCAATCAATCTTGCGCATTTTGATTTTCCTCCTGGACGTAGAATGTCAGTGGGCAGTGGCTGCCAATGTATTTGTCTGGGTATTCGCAGATTTCCCCGTTGAGGCCGCAGCTGCGATAGTTGCGGCGGAAGAACTTACATTGATAACAGTTGACCTCCGCATTGTCGCGGAAGTCCACCGGGAAGGTTACTTCTACCAGGGCATGGGCGCGGATGTATTCCTTCACGCCTCGAGAAAATTCAGGCATCCGGAGCACCTCCCTTTAACGGAGATAGTCCCCAGTAGGCCCGTATGATCCCATCAACGGCCTTTAGGTCATTGTCAATCCGGGTTTCCTCGAACATTCCCATAGGCGCTTTGACCGGGGTTAAGCCGTCCGATTCCGTCACGAAACAGAATCCATCCTCCCCTTTCTCGCACAGAAGAACGATTGGAAACATGCCTTCAACGCACAACTTCTCATCGAGCATTTTACCGATGGTTTTGGCCTTCATCCGACCGGCATCGTTCACGTCCGGGTGCATCATAAAGTAAGTGATTGTGTCCTTGCTGGCGAAATTGGCGGCTTCGAGTATTGCCTCGAAATTGGACGCCATATCCACAAACTTCGTGTATCCCGTCTCTTTCGCCCGTGAAAAATTCTCGAAAGCCATGAGATAGTTTGCGTCGTCAATCACATAGGCATTAAGACGGTTTGCCTTGATCGTCTTGACGATCAGACCGTAATTAGGCCGATCCACCACATCGAGGTGCTTACGGAACGGTAAAGGTTTACTGGCTACGTTAAACACTCCGACCTCTCCAGGGTCGAAGTTTCGGAGAGATGTTGATTTCCCAGATCCGGAATATCCAAGGATAAGGACGGATACCCCCATTACTGCGCACCTCCCCCGGACAGCAACCACTCCGTGAAATCCTCCTCCTGGTGATCCAGGTAGGCCGAAAGGATGTACGGATTGTCCACGGCGATGTAGTCGAGGAAATCATCCATGGCTTCATCCTTGATGTACCGCTGGAGAAGCTGGACGGTGATCTCCACCTTTACATCCCGAGGGAACGGGTTGTACCTATCACTCATGTTTTGTTGCCCTCCTTCTTCGGCCTGCCTCCCTTAGAATTCGGTGGAAGGCCGTTTTTTGTCCGCCATCGCTGCACGACGCCGCGATCTACGTTGCAGGCCTGTGCAATCACCGGATCGCTGTGCCCCTTGTCATAGAGCTTGCGCATGGTTGCCTCTATTGGGTCGCCGGGGCGAACCTTGGGGCGAGGCTTATCTAGCGTCTGCTTTACCGTGCAAGCGTCCCCCGGTTTGCAGGGGCGGCGGCGGTGCTCGATGGCCAGATACTCGCAAGTGCCCTGGATGTAGTAAACGCAGGGTTTGGGTTCTCGGCAATGCCTGGTCATTCGCGTCCAGATGGCGTGTTCGTTTGTGTACATCACACCACCCGCAGCGGGATGCCAGCCTTGCGGAGAGCATCGTTTACCCGGAGCTTGCGATCCGACTTGCGGCGTTCCTGGGCCCGCTTCCGCATTACGGGGGCGATGGCCCGGAGCATGGTGTCCTCGGTGAGGGCTAATTTTTTGGCTTGCACTGCATTCATTTTTGTTATCCTCCTTAGTTGATTTCGGACTTGCTCATCCAGTCGATGAACGCCAGCCGGGGTATCTTCATCCGGTTCCCAACAAACATGTAGTGGAATGGAATGGTCTCCGGCATCTGTTTCGCCTGGACTCGGATTTTCTGCCCATCGCACCCGAGTACCGGGGCGATATCGGCAGGGGTCAGCACGTCCTTGGTGCTGGTAAGGATTTCTTGGTAGGTCATAGCTGGCCTCCCTTCTCGATCGCCACCGTCGCCAACACAACAGCCCAGGCGAGGATGGCGAGGTGTAACGGTTTCATGGTTTTTCCGCCTGGTCCTTATCTTTTTCGCCGGTTACTTTCGAGTCTAAAAGCGCAGAAAAAAATGCATTGACAATTCCGAGCGCCTCACCAGTAGACGCTCCTGCATCCACCGCGGAGCGATACATAGTAAAGCACAGTCCCGCAACCATACCAACAGAATCATTCAGCTTATCGAGATCGATTTCATTTTCCAAGTTTTTTTCCTCCCTTGTTTATAAACTTATCACAATGCGATTCAAGACATTTCCACAGCCAAGCATAATGGGCAATCACTCTCGTTCATCTTCAAACATCCGAAGAAACCACGGATCATTCGCAAAGTCTTTTATGATCCTTTTTCCATCAATTTCTAACGGAACTTCAACCTTGCATGCCCCGCCAGAACGCCGCCCTTCCATCTCCAGCAGGAAGGCGGCGATTTCTTTGGGGTCGCCCTTGAGTGCTGCGATCATGTTGGCTATCACCTCCTCCCTCGTTTGGCTCTTGCAGGAATTGCTTAAATGCTTAACAGCAATTTAATGAGCAAGATGCAGATTACGCCAAAGACCGCTCCCTCAAGGTAGTGTCTCATCGGTTTCTCCCCCTTTTTTGTTTGGTGCGTACTCGCGGGAACGCCTCTGTCTTCGTAGACCTCTCGATCCCGTTGCCTCTCATCCTGTTCCTGTGGTAAAATGCAAGCGGAGAAGGAAGGAGGAAGACAGGATGATCGAAACAGAAGAAGAGTTCCTGCAAGCTATGCGAGATATGATTCGAAAAGTGCAAGACGGATATGAGCCTCCGCTTTCTGCGAGTGCAGAGGAAAGGGAAATCCTTGCGGAATGCATCCGACGCGGGTACCTGTACGGAGCGGTAGGCATATCGTCTAAACCTGAAAAAATAAGAGAATACAGTATCGTTGAATCTGGAAGAACAAGAAAACGCAGAGTCATATACAGTAAGATCCTTCCGGTCTTGTACAACCACGTCGTATCCCCGGATGGCCTGGCGTTCTTGGCCTCAGAGGAAAAAGAGATAGGTGGAAAACCAGACAAAACTCATTGTTCCGAACGCGAGAAAGGATCTCGCAAAAAGTTCTATCAGAGTGGAAATTTCTGGGCCGCTACGGCGATTTTCGTCACGATCGCTATCTGGGCAATTGACCGTTTTGTTCTCGCGGTCTAAAGCCTTTTTCGTAACTATGAACAGGGAAAGCAGCGCACAACCATAAGCCGCTAAAAAAAATACTTCACGTGTGATATCACCTCCTTATGAGCCACAAGAAAGGGATTTGATTACATGAAACTCGACACTCAAAGCAGGAAAATGTTGGATCTCCTTTTGTCGTCCGAGCCGGACGGGCCGCGCAAGTCATTTTCCTACCATCACATTTGCGAAATATCAAACCTGGAAGAGGATGACATGTTTCCCGTAATCAAATGGCTTGTTTCCTGCGGTTTGGCGGAATACGCATATCGTACGGGAAATTCTGGCAGAAAAGACGTTGGAATTTCCCTGACCCAATCCGGACTGAAATACAAAGAGTATGTAGATATGAGCCGGAAAGAACGATGGATAGAGCGTGCGGTTGGTTTTGTCTTCGGTGTTGCGTCCTCTTTTTTTGCCGCCCTTATAGGATTGCTATTGCGATAACAACACCAACGATGGATCCCAACAAATAAAACGCCAACACGCCCCAATCAAAACCTGGTCCGTCATCGAACACGCTGGATATCACCTCCTTCCGCGTTTTCTTGCGGATACATAAGTACGCCCCTCTATTTACCTCCGTTCCTGCCTGTGATACAATGGCGCGGAAAGGAGGTGATTTTGTGGATCGTGAAAAGTTGGCTCATAACATCGCGGTTGCCTTTGCCGCATCAGAAAACGCCAAGATGTCGTTCGAAGAGTCTCAGTCTAAAATCGAACAGTTTTTGGAAGACTACTGCGCAGCCTATGGCTTTGTAATGAGCCGTAACGAATCTTTCATTCAAGAGTTAATCCAGCGCGGAGAGTAGTCTCCATCCCACGGGACCTTGCGATTTCAAAGACACACTCCAAATCGCCAACGGTCAATCCTTCGTCCTTGCACTGTTGCAGCAGTGCGAGGGCGATTTTTTTGCAGGCCTTTCGCTTTGTGTCTCTGGCCCGCAGATTCTCGAGCAGGGTTTCGTCGTTCAACTTTTTCACCTCTCTTCTGCGTTTTCTTGCGGGAACGCGAGTATCAGGGCAAAAAAATTGCTGTGGCATCCCGCTTCGATATTCTTAAGGTTTCGACAATTTTTTGAACTTCCCCGACCGTAAAAGTATCTCCATCGTTGGACATTCTCCGGTAATACGTGCTCTCATCAATGCCCAAAATTTTTGCCAGATCGCTAACAGTAATTCCCTTGGCCGACATCCTCATCTTGAGAGCTACGGTATCAATTGGCATCACCGTCACCTCCAATACAGCTTGATTTTGCGCATCCGCAATTTCTAAATATATAATACTCGCATTTTCGCAAGTTTACAAGACGGGATTTTACCCAATTATACGCACAAGAAACTATATATCTTGCACAAAAGCGAGTTTCCAACGCCTTTTTGCTTGCAATAATGCGAGATGTGGGGTATAATTTGACTCGAGTTAACAAAGGAGTGTGTACCATGTCTGTAGGCGAACGATTGAAGCGCAGAAGAAAAGAGCTAGGGATGAGTGCTGAGGCCGTCGCTGAAAAGCTCGGTGTTTCTCCGTCCACGGTATATAGATATGAGAGCGGAGAAATAAACAAGATGGGTATAGACAAGCTGAAACCAATTGCAGAAGCTATCAACACAACCCCTGCCTTTCTTATGGGGTGGAGCAACGAACCAAGCCCACTGCCTCCCAGCGCAAAGAGTATAGATACATCCGGCCTGCACAAGATCCCAATATTGGGAAGGATTGCTGCCGGAACGCCTATCTATGCAGAAGAAAACATTGAAGGATACACTTACACAGACCTAAACGGTGGAGCGGAGTATTTTGGCCTAAAGGTGCGAGGAGACAGCATGGATGCCGCTGGAATAAAGGATGGATATATCGTCATCGTTCGACGCCAGCCAGAAGTAGAGAACGGCCAAATAGCTGTGTGTTTGATCGACGGTCAGGACGCAACACTAAAACGGTTCTCTAGGAACGGCGATATTATAACCCTTATGCCACAGTCCACGAACCCAGAGAATCACCCTTTCGTTTACGATCGGAAGAAAACAACGGTTGAAATTCTCGGCCTTGTCGTTAAAGTCGAATTTTTCCCCGTTTAAAATAGAAAAATAACTTTTGATGGAGGAACAGCAATGAAGAAAGAGAGAGCGATTCCCCTGATCCTTAGTGTTGCACTTGCGTTTTGTTTGGTCGGATGCGGCAATGACGCGCCGACGGAAGAAGAGACGGAGCCAGAAGCCACTCAGCAATCTAACATAGAATCTGAACGAATAAAAACAAACGACTTTAATGATGGTGCGTCAGAATACTACATCAAAAACTTGTGGTTTTCTGTTCCATCATCCTGGAGGATGGATAACGAAAGGAACCCAGGGACAACATACTTCTACCCACCGTCTGGGAATGGACTGGAGCTTCTTATGGTGGTGTTTTCAGAGTCAGAAGAATCCATATTGAAACAAGAAAGTGCGGATGGACTTATTTCCGGTTTGGAAGAAGGAAACGAAAACTATAAATATACTTCAAGTGCATTTGATAAAAATCTGATTGGCGAAAACTATGCGATAATAAGATATTCTTCCACCATAAAAGGAAATGACTATAACCTCTCAATGGTATGCTTTGACTGTGATGGAGGATTTGTATATTTCTTGCTCGGTGAATTATCTGATTCTTCCTATGATTATTCTTCAGATTTCAAAAATATAGTTGATTCTGTCGCAATATCGTCTGTTCCGGCGAAGACAGAACCGGAAGAAAAAAATGCGACCACAGGTGAGATCAACGCCTTAGAGAAAGCGTTGAGCTATCTCAATTACACATCCTTCTCTCGATCCGGGTTAATCGAGCAGCTTGAGTTTGAGGGGTTCTCTACCGAGGAAGCCACTTATGGTGTAGATAACTGTGGCGCAGACTGGAACGAACAAGCTGCAAAGAAAGCGCAAAGCTATCTCGACTATTCCTCTTTCTCCCGACAGGGGCTCATTGATCAACTCGTTTTCGAGGGCTTCACCCAGGAGCAGGCAGAATACGGTGTGTCTGCCGTCGGGTACTAACTTCATTCCCCCGCCGCCGAGGGCGGCTGAAAAATATATAACGGAGGAATAACCATGAAAAAGAGAGTAGCACTCATCCTGTTTGGGTCCCTGTTGGCCCTGAGCCTGTGCGCCTGTGGTGGAGATGACACAGCGTCTACCACCCAGGGCCAGACTGCGGATACCACCACAACCGAGGAAACCCAGGAGCCGGCAGACACATCCAGTGCGACCGTTGGGGATTATGAGGTTTCCATCGGGGATGCATTTGTCGCCCCGGACATGGACGGCAACCCCGCGCTCATCGTATCGTTCGAGTGGACAAACAACAGCGAAGAAACGGTCGGCTCCATGGTCGCTCTTTATGCACAGGCGTTCCAGGACGGCGTGCAGCTCGAAACTGCGATCATGAATTCTACAGAGGGTTATGACCCGGATGCGTCCTGGCTTGACATCCAGCCTGGAGCAACCCAAACATTCCAGCAGGCGTACACCATGACAAGCGAAACCTCTCCGGTCGAAATCACCGTAGAGGAATTCCTCGGCGACGGAACCCAGGCCACCAAAACCTTCGACCCGGCCACTCTCGCATAAAAGCACATAAAACAACCGCCCCCGGTGCTACCAACACCGAGGACGGCTATAGGGGCAGTAAACTTTGGACAGGGTACTGCCCTTCTATTTTACCCAAAGATAGGAGGAATTGCAAGTGAAATGCAAGAAATGCCATGCCGAACTGCCGGAAAAGTCGAAATACTGCCCTCAGTGCGGGGCGAAGGTCACATCCGGCCAGGCCACAAAATCCCGTGGAAACGGGACCGGCACAGTCTACCGCCGCGGAAAAACATGGACGGCGGCCAAGACGCTGGGCTACTACGTCTCCGAGGACAAGCTGCACCGGGAGGTGCGAACCAAGGGAGGGTTTAAGACCAAACGGGAGGCATTGGAATACCTCGCCATCCTGGGGAGAGAGCCAGAAACGAAGGCACGCACATTCCGCCAGGTGTACGATCTGTGGTTTCCGACCCACCAAGCGGGCGCGTCCACGATGGGTTGCTACCAGGCGGCGATGAAATGGTTTAAGCCGGTATGGGGGTATAAACTGGACTACATCACCATAGAGGATTTGCAGGATTGCATGGACGATTGCACTAAAGGAAAGCGGACACAGCAGAACATGAAAGCCGTCTGTGGGCTGATCTACAAATATGCCATCCCACGGGGCCTTGCACGGCTCAACCTGGGCGAGTACTTGCGTGTAGGGGGTACGGATACCGGGCCAAGGGAAGGCCTTCCAGAAGGCGCTGTAGAGGCCCTAGAGAAGGCGCAGGATACCGTACCGGGAGCGGACTACGTTTTGTGTCAATGCTATTTGGGATACAGACCATCGGAACTGCTCACCCTGGATGCCTCGCAATACGACCGAAAGGAAAAGGTGTTCCGGTGGGGAATGAAAACCTCCGCTGGGAAAAACAGGGTGGTAACCATCTCCCCAAAAATCCAGCCCATTATTGACCGCATCACCGCCAACAAAATCGGAGGACCGATTTTCTGCCGCCAGGATGGAGGCGAGATGCCGATCGCAGAATATCGTGAGTTGTTCTACTCCGTCCTGGATGCAATTGGAGTGGAGAATCCTGTGAACGAATTCGGGTATCACCGGTACACGCCGCACTCTTGCCGCCATACGTTTGCCACCTTGCTCAAGCGGGTGAAGGGGGCTGACAAGGATAAGTTAGAACTAATCGGGCACACATCAGAGGGGATGCTGCGGCACTACCAGGACGTGGATTTGGAGGATCTCCGGAAAATAACCGACGCGCTTTGAATTTGGCCTACTGCATACAAATTGCACACAATAGAGCCGTAAACCGTTGAGGCTCAAAGGGTTTGGCATGTATGGGGTTCAAGAGGCCTTGAGTTCGAATCTCAACACTCGGACCAAAAGTTCCGAAAACCGACCTAAACAGGTGGTTTTCGGAACTTTTTTGTTGTCCTATTTTTCAAACTGATTTCCGGAAAATTTGGCTATTGCATACCTATTGCATACACGGAAAAGAGGCCCGCGGAGGGCCTCTTTCACTTTTCGATCAGATTGCGTGGATCGACTCCTAAAATATCCGCGATGGCTAAAAGGTTTCGGGCGCTCATATTCCCGGCCTCGCTTGTCCCCAGCTCGACCCGCCGGATCTGGCGGATGTTGACGCCGGAGGCATCTGCAAGCTGTTGTTGGGTCACGCCCGCATTTGTGCGGGCGGTTTTTAATTTGTTTTCGTCCATATCAGTCGCCCTCCAATTTTGAAAACTCTGTAAATATTTCGCTGCCAAATGCAGCGTATAATTTCTCCCTGACCCGTCGGCTTGGGAGTGTCTCCCCGGTTTCCCACCGGCTGACGCCGGAATCATTTATGCTAATTCTCCGGGCAAATTCCTCCTGCGTCAGCCCAAGGGTTTGCCTAGTTGTGGCTATGGCTTTCTGCGCGTCCCAATTCTCGCCTGTGAAAACCTGGAGCGGAGCGCCGAAGGATTTACAGATGCATTCCCACAGGGAGTATACACCCCGATTTTCCCCGTGTCGTTTGACAACACGGAAGGCCGGGAATTCCATCCCAGCCAAATCCGCTGTGCTCTTACTCGCCATCGTATGTACCGTACTCGGCGATTTCCGCCTCGCTGGCCTCGTGGACCTGTTCCAGCAGGCCCTCATATTCCATGTCCCACCCGAAGGCCAGCCGTCTGAGCTCGGCTTCGTCTACGCAGATGTACTCACCAGACCCGAAAAACGAGTCGCAGTGTTCACTATCAGGAAAATAATAAGTTTTCATTTTGCTTACCTCCTGGGGTTCTCTCCCCCTTGATCTTGTCTATATTATAGGCTAACTTTAGCCTCTTTTCAATTCGCAAAGTGCCAAAATATAATAGGCTAATTTTAGCCCACTTGCACAAAAAGAAAACCCCCGATCTGAGTGGTGTCTCAGTCGGGGGTTGTCGCGTCAGGTTGTGTGCTTCACCCGATCCTCCACCTCCGCCCGCTTGGCGTCGTTGAACCGGCCCAGAGTTCCCACCAGGTAACCGGTGATTCGGCGGATGCGCTGGAATGGCACCCGCTCAAAAACGGGAGTGATCCCGTATTCATCGGGGTTCTCGGTGCGTCGGATGGAGATTCCCACCACATTCCGCCCCTCTTCCTGCTCCATCATGGCGATGGCAGCCCGCACAATTTCCTCGGGGATGTTGTCCGGATTGTGGATGGTCACCCCCATCACAGCAGCCCCTTCCGGTCCAGGACAGCGGCGAACTCATCCCGTTTCAGGGGGCGTTCCGGGCTGGTGCCGTCCATTACACCGGTTTCCTTGGCCTTCTTCCAGGCCCCCTCCTCCTGGGACCACTCCGGCTCCGGCAGGGTCACTATGTGCTGGATGGCCTTCTGGTAAATCTGATAGGCCTGCTCGTCGGTCATTTCCTGGAGCAGCTTATTGATGTCCATGTCCTCGTCCTCTCCTTTCAGTCGCGCATTGACAAGTTTTGCGATCTCGCCATATTTCCCAAACAGATAGTTTCCCGGGCAGCTCTTGCCCTTGTCTGTGGTGTATCGGTGGGGGACCATGTTGCACGCCGCCCAGTTTCCTGTGAAAGCCGGGCAATACTGCTTGCCTTCCTTCCAGATCAATTTCTTGATGCCGTTTCGCTGGCAGATGTCCACACAGAGGTCGATCAGGCTTTCAAAGGCTGCAGCGGTACACTCGTATGGCTCCTCGTAGCTCTGGATACTGGACACCTCGATGGTCACCACCTCATGGTCCACCTTGTGGGAGCAGCACCATGCCCGATTTTCCTCCAGAACGTACTGGCCAATTCGCCCATCTGGGCCAATGCCGTAATGGCTGGATGCCTCGGAGGTCTGGAATACCTGACCACAGCCCTCCACACTGCCAGGCCCGGCCATGGTGTGGATGGAGATGCCTTTGATTGTCCCCTGCCGAGGCTTAGTGCAATGAGGGGATAACTTGGTGTATACAACTAGCTTACTATTACTCACCAGTACTCACCTCCTGTTTTACTTCGGGCAACCCTGCCACGGATGTTAACAGCGACAGCACCCCAGCCAGCACAGCGGTAGAAACCACGGTAATCCAGTTGACATCCGACAGTACGGCAGATGCCCCGATTGCCGCCACCGCAGCCTGTGCGCAGGTTTTGATGGCCCGCACACCAGCAGCGCGCCACCATGTTTTCCACTTTTCACTCATTTCTTCACATCCTCTCCATGTACTGGGAGACGGTCTATCTCTTCCATAACGGTTTTGAGATGCCCGTTTCCTCCCAGGTTTTTATATGCTTGATACATTTCAACCAAGTTTTCTTTTTCGTCCAGGGTGATGTGCCCTCGGATGATGTAGCACTCGCCGAGATACCGGACCCGGTCAATCATAAGGACCTTTTGCGCCTCCAGAAGGGCATCCAATTTTGTACTCGTCCCCTTCTTTGCGGCCCATCTGTGGTTCAGGATTGCTACGATGATCGCGGATAGGCCGGAGGATCCGAGGGCGACGGATATCAACGTAATCAACATTTCCACCATCCGGTTGCCTCGTAAACCCTTACGGTAACTGTCTGCGCTGATACAACCGGAAATTCGCTTATATCCATGTCCTCTCCTGGGACATTATAAAACGTTGCAATCGTTCTGACCCCACTTGCGTTCAACAATACATTGTAAGTAGGATCTGTAAATGCAATAATAATGCTGCCTTTAGCGGCTGAGATGGTTTGACCAGAGACATCCAAATGTTTTTCGATGATAGAGCCGTTTTCTATTGTCGAATAATAGCAATAAACCTCTGCCGGACCATACTTAAAGGCAACTGAGACATTCTCCGCGTTTCCCCCACTCCCCGCAACACTAGGATTCTGAATCATAACGCATCCCTCCTTATCCTAACGGTTGAATGACCACATACACGGTCAAATTGCTTGTGGGAACAGTCTGGCAGGTAAATGTCAAACTGTTTGCCGCCTGCCCAGTACACATAATCCCGGCCTCATAATACGCAGACTGAGAGGCGATGGCGGGTGTTGGCGTAATGAGTTGTGCGGTCTCAGATGCAACAACACCGGAGACGGTGACAGTTTGCTGCTTTATCTGCGTCACTGTTGTGCCACCACTGCCCGGCGGAGGCACCGCAGTTGCATCAACCCACCCATCCGCAGTGAGGGTGACGGTAACAGAGGTGGGGGATTTGGAGTCGACGTAGGCTTTGTTGGGGACGGCGGTATCGCCAGAACCAACATTGCTGACGGTAATATTCGTGGCGTCTATATTACTCGAGGTCAGCCCACCACTAATATAGGTTCCGTCAGATGTACTTATATTGAGCATATAAGCGTTCATGGCAGTAGTTCCACTAGACCGAATGGTGAATCCCGTCCCCCCGAAAATCGCGCTAACGTTCCTGATAGGGTTTTGCCCCATGTCAACCTCGCCAGTAACCGTCCCCCCCGTCAACTGCAAATACCTTTCGTCCGCTTGCTCTTGGGTGAGACCGGGCGTAACGCTAATGGTGCCATCCGCCTCTACCTCAATACCATCCCCAACAATTACACCGCCGATTTTGGTGGTGGTTGCGGGAGCTAAAGTAATGCCCGTAGTACCAGAAATAATGCCATCTACTTCATCAGAAACAACTTTAAGGTCAGCTTGTCTAACAGCATCATTTGCATTTGTGGGAGCACCTAAATTGGTAATTTTATGACCACCCATAGCAATATCGCCACTCATAGTCCCCCCATTCAAAGGCAACCAATCCGCATTATCCCATTCTGCGCCATCCGCAGTCTTTTTGATGACTTGCCCCTCAGTACCACCTTCAGGCAATCCACTGGGGGCGTCAGACCATTCTTCGCCCGTGGAGGTTTTGGTGAGGACTTGGCCGGGAGTACCGCCTGTGGGGAGGACATTTTCGACGTTCTCTTGTACTTCATTGATGGCGTCTTGGGCGTTGGTGGACGTGAGACCGGAATTAGAATTGTTATAAGTGATTTCCGATGAAGTAAAAACGACTTCCGTGATGTCGACGTCGCCGTCAACATCGACTACTGCACTATAATTAAGATTAAGAAAACTCGCATAGTGATTCCCGTTGGCGCTTATATCCATTGCAGAAAGCGGGATGACTTGCCAGTCGTCCTTCCCAAGATCGTTTCTATCCCAAACCAAAAAAACAGAACTTCCTGCCTCGTATGCTGCTTTGATTTCGCCAGCGTCTTTGTCTACTTTGTGACCACTGCCGTCAGAACTTTTGGTCACAGTCACATACATCACCGGCTTATCTCCCCACGCAGCCCCGTCAGCAGACTTATAGAGCATCTGACCCTCGACACCACCGTCAGGAAGACCACTAGGCGCGTCTTCCCACGCACTTCCATCCGCTGTCTTGGTCAGTACCTGCCCCGCCGTGCCGCCAGTGGGGTTAGGGATGGCTCCGACATCATCCGCATCCAGTGTAACATCGGCGCTGAGCGCATGTCCGTTAACGGTTCGACTGGTAGGCACATAGTCCATCGGGGGTAACTGCTCATTTGGAACCTTCCCGGATCCATCCAGTGACGCAACGCCGTTTGCCTGTCCTTTTTGCCCCGTCGGGATATAGTTGCCGACCAGAGAGACGGTTATGGTATCGTCCACATACTCTTTGGACGCCGCGTCTGTGTTGTCGGTGGGCTCCGCTAGGTTGGTTATCTTATGCCCGCCCATCTGGAGGTCACCAGTCATGGGCACCGACCCATCCGCCATGAAATCACCGGAGCCGGTACCGTTGGATCCGTTGTAAACCTGGAATGTACCTCCAGTCTGCCCGTCGGTGAGGTATACGGTATAAGTATCCGTGGTTCCGGGTGCGCCAGTGCCGGACGTGCGCTCGATATGGTCTACACTCGCGCCGGTGGGGCCAACCTCACCCTGGATGCCCTGGGGGCCGATGACAGACCCAGCGTTGATGGGACTGCCGGAGGACAGGGTAATCACCAGGTCGCCGTCCTCGTTTACGGTTGCGTTGGTGATACTTACGCCCTGGGGACCAGTTGCGCCCGTTTCGCCGGTTTCGCCCTTGTCGCCCTGGATCCCCTGGGGAACCCCAATCACAAACAGCAGGTTCCCCTCGGGCGAGGTGGTTTTGGTCACGGTAACGGAGGATCCCGCTGGGAGCGTTTCCCCCTCCATGTTCATATTTTCGATGTAGGTCTTTGCCTGTTCCGCCTCTGTGGCTGCGCTCTCGGCATCGGAGGCGGAATTCGCAGCGGAGGACGCGGAGGTCTCCGCCTCGTTGCGGGCGGTCTCGGCATCCGTCTTTGCGTCGCCTGCCTGGGTCGCAGCTGTTTGTGCAGCGGTAGCGCTCCCAGCGGCCTGGGTTGCCGCCGTTTGAGCCTGCCCGCTGGCTGTTTCGGCTGCTGTTTTCGCGGCCTCTGCGGCGGTCTGGGCAGCAACAGCGGCATCCTTAGCGCTGGATGCCTGACTGGCTGCATCCTGCGCCTGCTCCACGGAATCCCCGATGGTTCCGGCAGCGGCAACGGATTGGTCCCTCGCCGTTTCCGCTGCGTCCTGAGCACTTTCCGCTGCAGTCTGTGCCGCCGCTGCGCCCTGTCTGGCTGCCTCAGCCTGGGTGGCGGATTGGCCAGCCTGGTTCGCTGCGGTTTGGGCGGCTGTTACCTGAGACGCAACTGCATTTTGGGCGTACCCCTTGATAAGCTCCCCTTTGATGCTGGATGTGGTTGCATTCTGAGAGACAACGAGCAGATCATCGTCCCCCATGGCGGAGGCTATCGGCAGGTCGGTAATCGCCTTCGGTACATTAGCCATCCTGTTTCACCTCCGCTGCACCCTTCCCAGCCTCAGCATAGGCCATCCGGAGCAATTCCCTAGCTCGCGCCATGATCTCCACCTGTTCCCCAGACACGGGAATGGCGGAGATGTATTTAAACGCCTGGTCTAAATATTCCTGCACTTTCGTCATAGTCAAGAAATCACTCCTTTGTCCTTTAGGGCTTCTTTTATTTTTTGGACTTGATAAATCAGCAACGGAATGAATTCCCCGTAGCGGATTGCGTAGCGATAGCTACCCTCTTTGGTTTCTTCATCAATTCCCCAGGATTTTATGAACGCCGCGAAGTCCTTCGTTGGGATATTCAGCTCCGACAGAGTTTCCTCGAGGTCCTGCGCGATAATCCCCATGTGGGTACGGTCGCTTTGCCCGTCGATGAATTTGAACGAAACCGGGCGCAGCGCGTCGAACACAGAAAGGAAGCGATCCAGCCCGTATTCCACGTCTTTTTTGAAGTTGAGGTCGGACGTGTTTATAGCCGCGTTGACGGAATACACATCCCCCCACCGAACTGTGCTGCGCCCGAGGGTTACAGACCCATCGGAACTGGGCGTCGGGGAGTCGCTGAACGAAAACCGGCCAGTAGACGTTGTGCCAAACGAGCAGTTTGCGGTATCCACCCACCAGTTACCGGCAGATGTCATACGCATGCCGCCGCGGTTCGTAACGAATTCCAGACCGACGCCGGTGGTCGTGGATGTGATTTCGATGGAGCCCACCGTGCTCCCTCCAGACGCCAACAGTTCCACCGTTCCGCCGCGCAGTATGGATGCCTCCACGGTGCCGGTTTGGATTTTTGAGCCGTCAATGTATGTGGTGCCCCGGTAGCTCCACGCCTCTACTTTATCCTCGGCGTTATTTGCGGTGTTGTTGGCCGTGTTGGCCAAGCTGTACGCGCTGTTTGCCGTGCTCTGCGCGTCGTTGATATCCCCCTGGACGGAGCTGGACAAGTCGGAAAACGTAATAGCCCCCGTGAGATTCAGGCGGTCCGCGTCAATCTGTCCGGTTTTGATACAGGCACCATTGATGGTAGTTGTACCGGAGGACAGGCCGGTAAACGTAACGAGGCCATCCATTTGAATGGTTTCGCTGGAAATCGTGGTCTCGCCGGCTTTCAACTCAATGGTGGACGATGTTGACCCGTTGGACACCGAAAGTGTGATGGAATCCAATTTCACGGAAATGCTGGATATCCGTCCCTCCAAATCCTCTGCGATACCCTCTACTTGTAGGAGGATTTCGCTGGCGGACTTGGATATCATGGATCTTGTCCTCGCGAGTTCCCGGTCGTACTGCCTGCGCTCCAGGGATTCATACGGGTATTCGTCGTCCACTTCGTCCAGATCAGGCGCGGAAATCTCGGAATTGTATAGGCGGGAAAATGACATATTTTCGTTGGCGACAACGGAATAGATCCCGCCGACGACAACGCCGTCCCCAATCTCCGCCGCCGGGTCCATCAGGGCCTCCCCCGCGGCGTAAGGCTGGTACTCCACATTCTGCACGGCGGCAAGAATGGAGTTCGCCATAGCCTGAGACGCCCAGGCGCAGGTGACCTCCAGCGTTCGTCCCGTGTCATTCCCTGCGGTGTAATAGGTCTCACTATCCACGCTGAGATTCACACGGGAGATGTTGGACGGGATGTCACCGATGTCCAAACTGCCCGCTCGTGACCCCAGAAAAATAGAATCAGACAAGGATCAACACCTCCCCCGCAAACTGGATGGGCTGGCCATACTCCGTCACCAGGTACCCCGCTTGCTCTGGGATATCTCCAAACCGGATCAACCGCAGCTTTCCCTCATCGGTGATGATCCAGTTGCCCGCGTCGGAAACGGCGATGAAGGACAGCGCCTCCCGCATGGTGAGGTCCCCTTCTTCGTCCGCGGGGTACTCAACGGGAAAATCGTCGGAGAGCACCGTACGAGGATCCACCGAAACGCCCATGCGTTGGGCAATGTCCGCCACGGCAGTTTCCTGGGGCATGGGCCAGTTGTCATACACATAATCCTCGTTGAGCCAGACGTTTTCCGCCTTGAGCATAGCGTCGTAGCCAGTTACCGTAAGGATGCCGGATACCTTATCCAGTTCCCGCGTGGAAAAAAAGAACACGCCCTTTTGGATCCATTCGCTGGCCTGCTCGCCCAAGCACACCCGGACGAACACCTGAATTTGCGCTTGCCTTGGGATGGTCCCGATTGGAATGATCTCCATATCGATCTGCCTGGCATTTACGTTCCCGATCCCTGGGGAGTCGAACAGCCCGCCAGAGATGGACAGAGAGACAATGTTTTGCTGGGTATACTCCTGCCCGGCGATGTCCAGTTTCAGTTCTGTCCAGTGGCCCGGATCAGAAAAAATCTGGTTGTAGAGGTCGCTGGTCGTGTGCATGGTATCACCTCTCTACAAGGGTCATGGAGCCGCCCTCCACCCAGGTGATCCCGGATTCCACCTTCTCCTGGGTCATCTCCGGACCCTCCACCCAGAACACTTTGGTTTTTTCTGTGCCGTCCAGGTCCAGGTAGGTCACTGTGGATGGCTGGGTGATGAGGTCGGCGACAGCATAGGCGTTTTCCGCTCGCATCCGGGCAAACTCCACGTCGAGCTGTACCTTGCGGATGTTACTACGGTGCTCGATGCCATCCATGGTGACCACGCTGCTCTCCTGCCGGTAGATGGGAGATTGCGCAATTCCGCTCTCCGCCAGATAGCCGGAGATGTCGGTGCCGTTAAGCACAAGTTTTGCTTTCATGCACGCACCCCCCTTAGATCAGGGACGATTTCGCGGTCCGACGGGCGTTTCCGTTCAGTGCCGCTCGAAGGTCGTTGAATGTTGCTCGGTAGAGTTCCTTGCCGTTGATGACCAGAGGGATCTCCACTTGGTAAACCTCGCGGGCTGTGGCCCCTCTTGGTACCGCCGCGGTTGCTGCTTGGAGCAGGGCGGATGGGGTGTTGGG